GATCATCTCCAAGTCCTTCGTCACCACCAAGATCCTCGCCGCCTAGGTCACCAAGACCAGCGCCGGCTGCCTCTTCCTGCATTGCCTCTGCAACAGCGGCAAGCTCTGCATCAAACTTGCGATCATAGAAAATCTCACGCTGGTTGCGAAGGAACTCTTCGTGAGACATGTTGAATAGGTGTTCGGCGACCCAACGACGCGAGAAGAATCCCTCTGTGGCTGCACCAGCAACAGCAAATTTCTTATCCCAGTGCTCTAGTTCTTGTAGCTCGGCAATCTTGGATGGGTTATTGAGAGAAAGGCTGAAGCTTAATAGGTCGTCTCCCTTGAAGCCAAGAGTATAAAGATGAATAATGCCTACCTTTTCTAGTTCAGATACGACTGCTCTCTGTAGTCTTTGCACCGTTCTCGCAAACCTAATGTCCTTTGTGGCCAGAGTCGTCTTATCTTCAGAGCCTTCTTCGCCTTGTGTTAGATAAGAAGCGGGAATCTTAAGAGCAGAGAATAGCTTGTCGCGAAGATACTTAACATCATCGATGTCACCAGTAAACTGGCCACCTGCCAAAGATGTAATATCAGTCTTGCTTTCTCCGCGAACAGGGATATAATAATCTTCCTCAACCGAAAGCGGGTTGTACCGCAAGTCAACACGCCCGGTCTGGTCGTCTACAACCGAATTGCGCTTCATGCTTGTAATAACTTTTTGCATGTACTGCTCAACTTCGTTTGGCGGAACCTGCCCAACATCAACCTTAATAACCCGACGCTCTGGCGAACGCACAATACGGTAAGCCATCATGGCGTCTTCTAATAGAATTAGTTGGCGGAAGATACGACGGGCGGGCTCAAGAACCGAAGTGCCGTATGGGGCGTATTTGTCGTTTCCTAGGATACGAAAGTGTGCAACCTGCCAGTTTTCTAGAGTTAGGCCGCCGGCGTTCCACTGGTACTGGATGTAATTGGGGTTTGTCTCGTCTTCGCCTTCTAGTCTTTCGACCTCGTTAGATGGAAGACCGATACCGTTACGAACGCCAAACTTCTCATCAATGTCAAGGTATAAAAAGTAATCGCCGTACTTACACATTGAGCGGCACCAACCAAAAAGATTGTGGTCAATGTTAAGGATATTATGATATAGAGAATCAAGAACAGCGCGAATCTCTTCGTTTGTACACTTAATGTTAAGCATCGGCTGCAAAGACGAGTGCGTTGTCATCTCGTCAGCATAAATATCTAGGGCCGATGCAATCTCAGGTGTGTACTCCATCTGGTCAAAGTCAACATACCGCTCTACACGATTATGCTGGTTCATAATAGCTAGCTGAACATTGTATGCGTTTCTAGACCTAGCTGTTTTAAACTCTTGTCCGCTCGCAGACGTAAACCTGCTTTGGTACTTGTCAAGCTGATAGCGACGTAGCCGACGACCAGTCTGTGTACGACGAGTTGTCAGAGGCCCAGAAAAGATTCTGGTAAGGGCCTTGAATAAATCTGACCTCGGATTTCTTGGATTCTTTCTCTGATCTGCCATTTACTTATCCCTTAATCAGCCAAATAAAATCTTTCTGCTGTTGCATTTCTTTTTTGGCGTTGTCGCTCCAAACACCTTGACGATGGCCTTGCATCCCCGGAATTGTGGTTTGTATTTTTCTGGAGTTTAATTTCATCGCGTCCATCATTGCTCTCTTGTATTCTAAATCTTTTTTGTTGACTGTGAGTGCTGTGTCTCGGACCCAACAAGCAATTGCCAACGCCATAACTAAGTCATCATGATAGCTTCTCATAGCCTCAGCTTTGTTATTGTTCCAGATGAATGTTTTAAATTCATCAACAGCACGAGAAGAATATATGGTAATTAGTTTATTTCTAATGAATTCTTCCATTTTTGCCACGATAAGTGGTCGTGTCTTAGACGAGGTGGTGAACCCCGGGACGGAGTTGCGTATTGATTCCGCTTGCAACTGGTCAATGTACTCGTGCGTTCCCTTTATTGAGTAATAAAGGTTAGGGTATCCTCTCTCCTGAAGTTTCTCAAGGATCGAGATTCCTAAGCTATTGTTTTCAACCACCAACAAACAATTGCCAAATTCTCTACCTGTAGAATCAAGTATAGATGCAAATTGTTCAAGATTTGGTTTGCCTCGATATTCACCCACTATCTCCATAGTCTCTAATTTAACTATATGGAAAACAGAAAAATCTGCCCCGTCGCCTCTTGCAACGTCAGCAGCCATCATATAGGTGGCCTCTGGATTGTACTGTTCCCACAGCCACAGATTGCGGTCAAAGCCCGTTCTATACGTCGGCTCTTTGATTCCTGTCACAAGCCTTTCTAAATCTTCCGGATGTATGACAGTATCGCCAGAAGCGTTGAAGTTACACTCTAGCTCTTGCGCAATCTGTCTACGAGACATGTTTCTTGTCTCTTTCTCAAACCATTCTTGGTCGCGGTCTGGATGTACATCCCACGGTAAGTTTGTAGGGTGAAAGTCATTTATGTTTTGCTCGGCCTCAACGTAAACTTTGTGAAACCAGTTACCAACACCATTAGGTGTTGACAAAGCAATACAACGTCCACCAGTAGATAGTGTAGGATACAAGCCGGTCCACAACTCTTCTAGTCCATCAACGTGCGCGGCCTCGTCAATAACGAGGAGGGACAAAGCTTCCGAACGACCAGCATCACCAGATGTGGAAGCAGCCTTAACCTCGGAGCCGTTGGTTAGAACAAACGATGTGCGGTTGTCAATCTTGATGTCTGCGATGCGTAGCCAAGGGGGAACATTCTGCATGATGTTCTTTACCTTCTTGACTAGGTTTGCAGCCGTTTGAAATTTGGTTGCAATAACCAAAACATTCTTGTCTCGGTAAAACAACAAAAGCCACACAATGTATGCGGCTGTGATAGTTGAGATGCCCAACTGCCTAGCTTTAAGGATAACATTAAAGCGATAGTCGTTGAAATCTACAAGCAAATCATCCTGAAAGGGATACGTCTTAAACGGTATCAAGCCTTTCAGGGGATGTGAGATTCTGGCGTAGTTGTTGATAAAATAAGCCGGGTCTTTTCCGCACTTAACTATCTCTTTGACAGTCTCTTTTTTGGATAGACCCGCTGGCATTACTCGGCCTTATATGGGCTATTTATATCCTTTCTGGCATGGACCTTGCCTTTCCCAGCGTATACGGGCTGGCCGGCTGTTGGGGCTTTGCGCTTATCATTTTTGGCCTTCGTGTCGCCAGCATCTTGCTCTAAGAATTTACGAAAACTATCCTCAAGCCTGTCTTCAGAGGGGTCTTTAATACCTTCAGTGCTATCGTCTAGACCACCAATATCGTAGAAGCACTTGGCCTGCACCCATGTTCGAACGCGGGAGGTGTTTTGCACCATGGCGTCAACCTCGCCCACCTTGGTCAAAGATAGCGCGCTGCCAGTTACCTTCTTGTATTCTCGCTTAATAAAGGAAGCAATGTCTTGAATCATCTGCTCTAGGTCGGATTCAAAATCTTTCCCGTAGACTTCGCTTAATTTAATTTCAGCGTGATAATGAATGCACAACTGTGTTCCGTGGAAGGAAACCTTAAAGCCGTCCATAATACGGGAATCGTGAATAGGGTGTCCCTCTTCTCTCTTAAGGCCAACCTTGATTGGCTCCCCGTCTGCATCGAGGGCACCGTCGTAACTATTGGCTACAACCTGCGATATACCTCTCACAATTTCCATAGTGGTCGCCATCTACTTGTTCTCCTTTAGATATTTTTCGATCTCTCTGCTAACCATTTCTTCAATTTCTGAAGCTCCGGTGGGCATGGTAGCCTTACCCGCGCTTGGGGTGAATGCGCGTTCTGGGGTGGTGTAATAAACCATTGCTTTTAGGTGCTTCTCTATTTGCTGTAAGGTTTCGAGCATCTTTTCTTGCATGCTTGGCCCTACAGTGTTTCGGTCTGCAAGCTTTTCGTCAATCATCCTTTGGTCTCCATCCCGCTTTCCAGCGCTCTTCCCTTCCTTCTACCCACTGTATGTAGCAGTTATAGCAACATTCAAATTTGTTCATAAAGACATCATCCCTTATTTTAAAAGAATAAGTTTTACAAACAGGACAGCTCCTCCGGGCAGTTTCTCTAGTAAGTAGTTTTTTGGAGATTAAAAAGCCGTCTTGTTCTACTTTATCATCCTTTTCTTCGAGGTGGCGCTCTTTCTTAGCCATTTCTTTAATCTGGGCTTGATAAGACTTTTCTTTTTCATCGTTCCAATATTTCCTTGGGTTCTCAATGGCCTCTGGGCCGTATTTCTTTGCTATTGCTTTTTCAAATCTAGCAATGTCGTTCAAGTCTAGCTTCTTGCTCATCACTTCCTCGCTATATGGTAAGTGCCGAAGCCAACTCCAAAACCAACAGCCACGCTGGTTGCGATGACGACGGGTATATTTAGTTTTTTGTTTTTCTTGATAATGTTTCTCAATTCTTCTATCTCATTATCTCTAGTGGCTATTTCCACTAGATAACGCTCTTCAAGGCCGGCTTTTTCGATCATCAAGTTATCAACCTCTAGCTGGTGTTCTAGAAGCATCTTGTCTTTTTCAAAGATACAAGCGGCGTTTAACTCAACAGCAATAAACTCACTAAAGGTTAAAATCTTTGCTGTGGCGGTGTCGTCAAAACAGGTAGCGTCAAACTTAACAATGCCGTTCTTTGGAACAAGAGAAAACTTTCCCTCGTCGCCTAAAGCATCCAAGGGAAAGGCAAGTGCTAGTAAGAGTAGTAATCTACTCCACATGCTCGAATCCAAACTGAGTTTCAATCTTTAACACAAACCCATCTGGGTCTGCACGGCGCATCTTGATTAGCTCGACCTGTCTTTCAGACTTTTGGTTGTCTAACTCTTCTATAAAATCAAGTCGTTCTGACTCTAAAATAAAGAGTCGCTCCCTAAACTCTGTAAGTGCCTCTTCTTTCTTTAGTGCCTCTGTCTCGTAGCTTTGTTTAAGGCCTTCAATCCTCGTCTCGTAGCTTTGCACGGACGCGTCGTATGCATCAATTAAGCCCTTGTGGTCTTTCCACCAAAGGAAGGAGACTGCAAACAGCAATACGCCGAGAGCAATCTCCTTCCAATAGGAGCCTATGAAGTTCATAAGGCTTCGCATTATGCTGCCTTAAGTTTAACGACAGCATCGATAACCGCTTGGCCACCGAGATACAGCGAAGAAATGATAACCCAATCTCCGCTCGTCAAAAAGCCGCCGGCTGCGAGGCCCGTGGCTGTAGCCCATACAAGCAACTTACGCGATACAACCTTTTCTAAAGTCTTATCGACTGCTCCTTTAAGTGCCATTGTCATATTACCTCCAATGTAATAAATAGTTATTGATTTATATAAGCATAACCCGATTTCTTAGAAATGTCAAGCGTTAAATCAACAATATCTTTTAGTGAGTCCAAGTGTGAAATCAGCAAGATTGTCTTGAAGTGTGCTTTAATCATGTCCAAAAGCTGGGTAAATGCTTGTAGGTGTTCCTCGTCCAACGCTGTTCCCGGTTCGTCAAGCACCATGATGTCGCTTGTAGGCAGGTTTGATACTGCTAGGAAAGCAAGACGTATGGCCA